AAACTACACCTATTCCAGTAGTGCCCGCAACGCCCGTAACGCTGGCATTAACTTCAGTTGAAACACTTGGAATACCTAGCGCAGTAGTCGCTTCAACTCCGGTTACACTTAGAATAGCATCGGTCTTAACCGTCGGGTTACCGACTTCAGAAGTAGCTTCAAGACCTGTCGGGAAGACATTAGCTTCTCCAATAACAATAACGCCACGGTCTGTTTCGTTAATGATGTCGGTGGAGCCGTTAATACCGTCAAAGTGTAAAAGTGAATTTGTATCGCCATCTACTGCGTAATTTGCAGTCGGCTCTGTGAAAGAGGTGCCTCCATAACGAGCAACGGAAGACAGCCGCAGCTCATCAATGTACCCATTGAAGTCACCAAATCCATTTTTACCAATAGCAAAAACGCCATCATCTGGGCGGTTTCCAGTAGAACTGGACTGCTCTAACACCCCGTTGATGTAAAGCCTGTGAACATTCCCTTCTCTTTCAACAGAAATCATAGTCCAGACATTTGGAGAAATTCTGGTACTAGATAAGAAAAGGGTTGTTGATCCGCCGACAACGCCTTGAACCTGATTACCGATCAAATACACATTAAGCAGAGAGCTTGTACCGGTCTGCCACAAGCCTTTGTAGCCTGTAACATTTGTCGGACGAATCCACATATCTACTGTGAAATCACCGGAACTTAGGTCAATGTTAGTGTCAGAAGTTACAAAGTCGTCCGTGCCATCAAGCAGGAGTGAAGATGGGCCAAACTTAGCTTGGGCCGTGGAAAGCTGCGCGGTTCCATCTGCCGTAAATGCCGGGCCACCGCCCGTTGGTATTATAGCCTCTGCGGCAACGCCCGTAACACTTACATTGGCTTCATGCGTTACAGTTACTGTGCCTAACGCCGTAGTCCCGGCAACGCCAGTTGGGTAGACATAATTTACTGTTTTTGTAGTAACAGTGCCTAGTGTCGTGGTGCCTTGAACGCCAGTAACACTAAATCTAGTATCAGTAGATACGGTTTCTTCACCAAGAGACGTAGTGAGTTCGAAGGCGTAGCTACCCTCACCCCACGGGCCAAAACCCCACGGGCCTCGACCCCAACCCTCAAATACGACTCTTACGTCAGCCATATTAAGCTATCCGTATAATCGCGTTACTAGCGTCCGCTGTTGGGAAAATAATAGTAAAGTCGCCCGCAGAGGATGATTTGTCAGAACCAAAGTCCAACACCGCAACAGACTTATTAGACTGAGTGCTGTTGTAGATCAACGCACCCCTAGCAGTAATGGTAGATGTAGACCAAGTAGTATCCGCAAAGTCAGTAAACGCTGTGGTGCCTGAGCTTGTAGGAGCTACAGTAGTCAGTGTATTACCACCAGCACTATAACCAGTGCCAGATGCTTCGTTTGAAGTGCTGTAAGCCGTAGTAGTTGCGTCCAGTGTTGCAGAGCTAGTAAACAACGCTACCTTCATTGTGTCAGCGGTCGTGCCAGCACGGGCTACAGTAGTCCCAAAGGCGTGAATGCCGTTAAGCAGTTCAACCTTAAAAGACGTACACATTGCTTGTGTAATTGCCATGATAATTACCTCATAATTTACTGATAATTCGAGCCAAGTCAGCATGGCCCTGTTGTGATAACTCGGCGCAAATAGTCGTCCTATCTGAGCGAATAGCCTCTTGCATATAGAAGACCAGTAAATACTTAATCCGATCCCTATACGCGTATGCTTGAGCTTTAATCGCTGGATCGGCGGTATCGCTAATAGACAGCATCTTTTCCAATGCCATCTCAGCAAGCTCCTCTGGCGTGTGCCCACGGTTCTGCGTAGTAACTACCTTTACTTCAAACCCAATATCATTCTTTGCCTCTGTGCCCAGCATTAAGCTACCTCTTTTCTAACTTGCCCAGAACGATAAGCGTCTTGCCGCATCTTGCCGTCGCCAAGATTCTTAAGCAAAAGAACAGCTTGCGAATACAACTTCTCATACAAAGCAATCATATCAGGCTCACCTTTAAGGAACCTAATAGCCTCAATAAGCGCACCATTTAGTAGGGCGGAGTCAAACTCATCACCCAACCACGTAGTCCCAGTCGTGACAATAGACTCCGGGTAGTAACCATAATGAAGCTCTACTACGTAATTGCTGTCCGGTGTCGGTCCTAAAATGAACGCAGTATCGTCAAAGAACGCATAGTGTTTAGGTAACCCAGTAGTGCTTGGGCTAGGGTACGCTTCACGAATAAAGTTTACGTCTTTGTCTAGCAAATACTGAAAATTACCATCGTCATCCGTTACAGCTAGAGAGAATACGTACAGCATATCCGTTGGGTATAGCAGGTACTTATTATTAGCAGACACACTACCAATCTGATTCCGACGCAGTTCAGGTATCTGAACAGTGTTATATATAGTCTGTTCGGCCTGTTGCGTGAATAAAGCAAGCTGGTCATCTGTGAATGTATTCTCACAAATGTCTTGTATATTCGTCTTTAATTCGGTGTAGTTCACCAGAATTACCTCTTACGCCATTGGGCCACGGGCTATCGTACCTTTAGTAGCCGCACCGTTACCGCGAGTTTTTACACCGCTAGTCTTCATATCAATCGGCTGGTTACAGCACTCTACCTTATATTTTTTTGGCTGGTTTGGCAGTTTCTTTACTTTGGGCGCTTTCATTATTCGCTCCTAACTTGTTGTTACTGTTACAGTTCCTAGCCCACCAGTACCTTGTAGGTTGTCTGGAGTAAGCCCGTCATTATTGTTTAATCCTACAGGGTTCCAACCCCATTGGGTATCCCTACTTGCCGCCAGCTCCGCAGTGTCAGGGCGCGGGTCTCGCACGGCCTGTGGGTCTTCTATAACAAACTCTCCCAGATGTAACTGGGGGTGGTCCGGGTTCCAACATTCAGGGCACGCCTTGATGTTAGTCTCTTTACCCTTGCGAACCAGATTAGTGAGTTGACGCAACCGGTACTGGAACCCACACACATCGCATATGGCGATAGCGTTGACAGCGGCGGAATATCTAGCCATCAGATAGCCCGAAACATCCTAGGCACAAAGCGAACCGACGCTTTCTCTCGGTCTTCGCCAGCCGCCAGATCAAACTGTTTTTCGTATTCGGCCTGCAACATCGGCACTCGTGGCGCAAGCTCCGGGTCTTTCATAGCAATATAATACGCCAGCCCCGCCACCAAACAGGGAAGGAACCGGAAGTTAACATCGGCTGTTTCTGCGCCAGCCCCAGCATCCTGAATCCTACGCATACGCCAATACACCAATGTGTAGGCGTCACTATCCGGCACAGGCCACACCGTAACAGTGGGGTTATCCCGGCCCCGGTCAACATAAACCTGAATCGGACGCCCCTGTGACAGCTTGTTGGGGATAGAGGAGTACGTGGATACACTCACCCTAGACATATTCAAATCAGACTGGGTGCTTACACTACCTGCGCCAGTACGTATAACCTGTTCCAGTAGGTCTATAGTATCGGCGGGCAAGTTGTAAGTAGCAGTACCGGAAGTAAGGGCAACGTTGCCCTCCTCTATGGTCCACATGTTAAGGCCACGGTTTTGCCACTCAATTGTGAGCAAATTCATAGACCTACGGGCAGTGCGCAGGTCATAGCCTGAACGCATTTCCCTACCGGCACGTTCCCACGCTTCTTCCGCAATCTCGGTGAAGTCTGGGCTGAACGCTGTAGTACCTGATGTAGCCATTATTTCTTCCTAGCCTTCGTTGTCTTTTTGCGCTTCAAAGGCGATACACGCTTGGGTTTCCCCGCTGGCTGGCCTAATCGTTTCTTCTGGCTAATTCTGGACTTCTTCTCCGCCGCAGTCATTTCAGAAGCGGTTTTCGGGGTCTTACTAGACACCCTCTTAGTGGGCCTACAGTACGGCGTACCGCGTTTTTCACCCTCTTGACGCCCGCACGCCTTACCTGTACGAACGTCCTTCCAGTCCTCTTTAAACCAGCGTTTTAGGGCCGCGCCCTTTTCTGTCTTACGAACCGCCACTAGCCTTCTTCCTGCATTTGGCTATAGCCCCGGAGGCGTAGGCAGACGGGAAAACCTTATACTGCGATTTCACTTTGCGATAACACGCATCCTTTACCGTACCGCCTTCCCTCATGCCACAGCCACAGCCTTTTTTGTAATAGCTTCTCATCGCATCTTACAAGGACGTACACCTTTCATGGCCATACCAGCACCACGGACTTTACCGCCCCGCTCGTACTTCATTACCTTGCCGCCGCCCATCATTTTATGCTCAGAGTCTTTCATCATGGAGCCATCAGGCATTTTGTGGTATCCAGTCATACCACCTTTTTTCATTCTTTTAGTGCCACAATTCGACATTTTGCCACCTCGTTTAAATTTTTTACCTTCGTCCGCCTTTTCGTAGTCTTTGCCCACACTCTGTGGGATTCCCACTTTCTTGGCAAACTTCGGGTTGTTAGCAACCGCTACCATTAAATCATGTTGTTTCTTTGATTTACTTGGCATCTTTTACCATTTCACCTTGTCCGCCCAGTAGGCCGCGCTCATCTTACCTTTCTTGATATTGCGTCCGTGGCGAGCCTTGAAGGATTTACGCTTGGCCTTCATACGTGCGGATTCGCCTTTCTTGGGCTTACCAGCAGTGCTGGCGCCTTGCTCACCGAAACGAATGACTTTCTCCTTACCACCCTCGCAAGCCTTAACTACATGAGACTTCTTTGGGTGGCTGGGAGTGCGCTTGGGTTTGTTGCAGGACATGGCCTTTTTATCGACCCTGCCACCTTTTGCGTAGTACCTGCGCATAGCCCTTCCTTAACTGTAAAATACAGTCAGTGCAGTTATGTTGGTCGTGGTGCTTATATACACATCATCAGTAAAGCGAATCCCGTTGTCTGGGATGTTTACTGAGTGAGAGTCAGAGGCCAAGAAATCCAAGTCAAGCAGAGTTTCCCCGCCGTTTCCATTGGTAAGGGTCAGTCGACCTGCACCTGCGGAAGTCAACACCTGCACTTGGCGCACACGCGCCGGACCAACAGCAAGAGAACCTGTGCCGGTGACGCGCTTACTTCTTACATCGGACATTGACATAAGTTACTCCTCGGCTTTTTCAGCTTTTTCAGCTTTCTTAGCCTTTTCTTTGGCTTTGGGTGCGGGCTTCTTAGCAGTACCGTCAGGGTTTAGACCCCGAGCCGCTAATTCTTCCGCACTTGGCGCCTTAAATCGTTCGCTCATAAGTCACCTCATTAAGCAGTTGCAGTTACGCCAGTATCTACGCGAATCCAATTACTACCGTCAGAGAATACAAGGTTGCCTGTACCATTACCTGTAGTTTCAGAAGCCTTCAGGGCGTTTGACGCATACAGAACAGTACCTGCACCAGCCGAAGCCGCCGCTGGGAGTGTAGCTACAGTGTAGGTGGGGACTTTAATATCGCCGATAAATCCATTAGTGGAAGTTAACGGACCAGAAAAAGTGGTGGAAGCCATTTTATATACCTCTTGCACAAGGGTTTGTTCCGTAGTCTGTGCAACGTCAGGAGGGCAAATACCTGTCTACGAAACTAATTGATGCCCTGAGTCTATTTAGTGTATAGCAAAAGAAAGGGGGCAACAAGTGCCCCCTCCTCGTAGCGCCGTTAGGCGCCTGCGCTTCCGAAAATACCCAGCGGGTCGGATACGCCGAAAGAGTACCTTTCACGAGCCTTGTAGCGGCTGTTTCCAGTATCAAAGTCGGCATCCATAGAAGTACTCATCGGTGTACGGACGAAGTGCTTCAGACCATTCGGGATGTCGGTCAGCAGGAACCATGCGTTGGTGTCTGTCAGGTAGTGATTGACAGTGTAACCACCGGGGATGGCGCCCATGTTGCGGAGAGCGTTGATGTCGTTATCAGCGGTACCAACACGACCTTCGGTCTCCATCAGACGATCAGCAACAAACTGAAGATCGGGCGGAACAACCAATTTGCTTGGCTTAGCGGCGATCAACAGACCACGCTCGTCAGTCCAACCAGCGATCTGAATGATTGCGGCCTCCAGAGAGGTCTCGTTCAGGTCGGCAGGAGTGGCCAGCTCGTTAGAGTTGGTGCCACCACTCACCAGCGGGTGGTCAGTAGCACAAAGCTCCTTACCGTCACCGTAGGTGTAGCTGCTGTCAAACGCGTTGTTCAGGATAGCTGCGGCTTTAACCTGCTTGGTGTAAGCCATGGCGCGAGCCAGTGCCTTGGTATAACGAGAGGACAGAGAATCGTACAGGTTGTCTTCAATCGCTTCTTCAGTGATTGAAAAGCCCATAGCAATGGTCTCGTGGTTATACCGTGCAGTCCACGCTTCCTGCGCGTTGTCGTAGGAAATGGCAGAACCCTCGTCCTTGACGGGGGCGGCACCAAAGCCAGACAACTTAGTTTCTTCTTCGAAAGAACGGTCAGAAGATTCAGTTTCGTAAATCTCTGCGTGT